TCAACGAATTGTCTTAGGAACGACTCTGTTTTTCAATTCAATTTCCAATTTAGATAACTGGTCACTTACTTTCTTAGAAAGAATCTTATAGTCTTCAGTAACCTGCTCCTGACTCTTGTTTGCAAGGAAGAATAAGGTACCTGACATCTCTTTCAACAAGAGAGTAGCGTGATCAACATTACTGAGATTATTGTTATTAGACCATCGTTCTATAGCTTTCTCGGTCAGACTTAATAATGGTTCACGGAATTGCCCTGAACCATTGACCACTTTCAATGCTTCCCTTTGAGCTTTAATTCTATTACTAAACTCGCTCATATTTGCCACCAGTTAATTTTATTATTCCTCGCATCCAAGACTCAATTAAACCTAATTGAGTCTTGACTTTCTTAATGTCATCAGCATTCAGAATTTCACCGGTACCTCTCGTACAAAGCACTCTGGCCCTTTCTAATAATTGATAGGTCAAATCACATATTGGTATGCTATGAATACCCAAGTTACGTGCAGAATTTCGCGAAAAGTCGGGCCTTACATCGCAACCTAAAGAAAAACATGTTGCAAAATTTCGTATCGATAAAAATACTGAAGAAAGATCAAAGATCTCAGTAAGATCAGATGTTTCAATAGAACGTCTAGCGCTAATAAATATCTCTAGAAATTTTTCACAATCAGCTAAGACTGAATTATAGTTACTCGGTTTACCTAAGCTCCGCAAATAATCAATGTTATCAGGTGAATAAATAATCTTGGATTCCAAAAAAAGATGCCATGCAAATGGATTACCTTCTTTCCAGAGTTCACTTATTCGTTCATACGAATAAATCGAGTAATCTCTCGGATTAAACCTTTCATCCCGACCACTGACAATAGCTAACATGTCAATGTCTGAAAATGAATCAATCTCTCCACGACATATCGAACCAAAAGCATAGATATGCATAATTATCGCCTATTGAACCGTTTAATTATTATGGACATAAAGAAACCAAACATAATTAGCCTTACTAGGATGACTATTGTCAAAAAGGATGCTGAATATTGAGGAGGGTGTAATATCCCTAAAAATATCTGTGGGGATATTGCTAACGCGTCAAAATATGAACTAAGTAGTTTGGGATCCCCATAATCAAGAACGTGATGCAAAGCTATGATGCACAGAATAACAATAACAGCTCTGAATAATTTAAGAGCTGACTCTCCGTTTCCCCAGATAAGATCTAATGCCTTAAACTCAACCCATTCGCCAAACATTTTAAAACGGTCAAATCCTTTATATTTCTTTCGATAATAAGATTCTTTTGATTTCCATGCTTTATGAAGGTGCTCTCCAGTAGCCTGTAGTTCGATTGCTATGGCTTTATTTGCTGATTTTGAATCACCTATTTGCTGATAATTCAAACGTAAAGAACGTGCAAACTTGAGCCTAAGGTTGTCCGGTCCAGGACACCCACTTTCGAGAATGTCATTATCAATGTAGGTCTTATCAAAAGTGGCATAGTCAAATTTGCAACCACTAAAGCTTGACCCTATTAAGTTACAGTTTAAAAATCTGCAACCAGTAAAATTACAGTCCTGAAAACTACATTTTCTGATGTAAGCAGCATCGAAAATACAGTAGCTGAAGTTAACATTTTTAAATTCAATATTTAATGCAACTAATCTTTCAAATAATTTTTTAACAAACGTCTTCCTAACTACTTCAGAGTCAAATCTTTTGTCTGACAGCTTTTCTCTTCCGCTATCTTGTATCATTTTTTTCTCTATAAACTAATAGACTAAATTTTATGAATTATAATGCTCTTTTGGGCTGATTTGAAGCCATCCTGACCTACTATGGTAACGTCCGCTCCTGGCACAAACCTGACTTATGACCTAGAAAACAGATATACGAGTTTAACTATGAATCAATAAAACATTATATCAACACCCTTATCCAATCTTTGCCACGATCGTCATGATATTTATCAGTTTGCTGTTGGTTTTTATGGCCAAGCAGGTTTTGGGTATTAATTCCCTGTTCCCGGTATAAACGCTCAGACAATGACCGCATTTCGTGAAATGTTGCCGGTGTTCCTTCTCCCCAATCGATATCGGTTTTATCTCTGGCTTTTTTAAAATTGGTGGTCAGAGTATTTGCGGTTACCTGGCCGCCGGGCTGTGACTGTGGTGTGTTTCGTGTGTAGTGGACTAAATATTTGCTGACATACAGATCACGGCATCCGGCAATCACATCCCGCAGGCTGATATTGAGTGCCTGACACCGGAGGGAGAGGGGGATAGCAAGCCGTGTTCCGGTTTTTTGCTGGATGACATGCAGATGGTCATCCCATATATCACGGAATTTCATTTCTGAAATATCTCCGAGGCGCTGTCCGGTAACTACAGCCAACAACATGGCGTTTCTGAGATATTTATGGTCCTTGCAGGCGATAACATAAATTTTCTGCCATTCTTCCAGACTAAGTCGTTGCCGGGTTACCTTTCGCCGTAGTTGCTTTGTTGCGAGGGCAGGGTTATATCCGGGCGGAACTTCACCGGCATGCTGTGCCTCTTTGAATACATCAATCAATACCGAACGGATAACCTGAGCCATCCGGTGCTGACCACTGGCCTTATACTGATCCAGAATATCGGCAATATCACGGGCATTGACTGCCGGTAATGGTTTTTGTGACAGCGCATGACGCATCAGAGCGACAGGTTTCTGTTTTTGTTTAAAGGTATTCTGTTTTATTTCGCCGTCTGCCAGACGCTCCGCCTGGATTATCTGGTACCTATCCAGCCAGGTATTAACTGTGATTTCTTTGCCTTTTATTTTCGCTATCCGATCACTTATCGCCATTATCTGGCGGCTTCTTTGTTCAGCCAGCCGCAGATTAGCCTCAACCGCAATTATTTTAGCCTCTTCTTCGTTGTCACCGAGATAATGGAATTTCCCGGTGACGGGATGTCTGTAGCGCCAGTACACCTTGCTGGTTTTCCTGCTGAAAAACGGGTACAGGTTGGGGATAGTGATATTATTTTTACGGGGTCTGGCAGCCATCAGTTAAAATCCTTTGCAGCCTGGGATTATCACTTTTGCTGATCACCGGTGAGATTAAATTACCGACGAGTTCGGCATCTTCTCTCACGCGCCAAATACCACCTTCTTTCTGTGCCGGTGGGAAAAACAGACCACATCGGGCGTACCGCTGTAATGTTCCCAGTTTAGGCGGGCGGCTCCTGTACCGGTCTTCTGCCCATTCATCCAAAGTTAACATTTTCATAGTCACACTCTGCACATCACCGTATACGATTAAGACTGTTCAGATATAAGAAGAGCGTAGCTTCAGTGAATATTTCTTTTTTTAATGGTGTCTTTTATTGCTTTTTTTATAGCCTCTGTAGTCGTCCCTTCGCTGGCAATATGTTCACCGATTTTTTCTAAAAAAGAGGCTATATAAGGTGCATTTTCAGGTATGTTGAATTCCTTACTTACCTCAACATTAATGCAGGGTGCTTCATTTAAGGTCACAGTAATATTAATCTTAACACTTGGGTTATCCTGTTTTGACATAGACAGTTCCTTATCAGTGATAATGATTTTATATCGTATTAATTTATTTTTTCCCGGTGCGGGGCAGCAATAATTCCGCCGGATAAACGGAATAAAATAATTTTTTAACCGGCTGTAATGTATTTAATTTCTGGTTATTGACAGTATGGTTTACTGAGCATTTTCAGATGCAATTGCCTGATACATGTCTGTAAATCCATTTCTTATCAATGTGATGACTTTCAGGGATGGCTCTTTATCATCCGGACTTATTTCCTCCAAAAAATCGACAGCGATTTCCTGAATATTTCTTGGCAACTGACTAAAGTCCATTGCGTCTGTCTCCTCAATAGAATTTGTTATTGGCGATTTAAAAAATTGCGGCTGGCAGACGGACATTATCATCGCTCCTCCGTTTTAAGGTTCAGAGCTGCACAGCCGCGAACAAGGGATTACACCGTTATTATTTTGTCGCCTTACTCTTCACACAGTTATTCAGATACGCAGCCGTTACTGCGGATTTACTGTTAAAGCACAGAGGTCTTCCCATCTGGCGATGTCTTCATCGAGGCGGGCCATCGTGCGCTCGTGGTCACGGATCTCTCTTTGGCGTTCAGCACGAAGTGATTGCAGTTTTTGAAGCGCCTGGGCTTTTTCAGTAATCCACGCTGCAACTTCGTCTGCTGACATGTTGTTGGTGGTGATGATTGGTTCGCTTTGCATTAATTACTCTCCTACATTTCGATAGCACAAATGTAGGATATCCGACATTTTCGTGTCAAGATTTTTTGTAGGAAAACTTACATTGAGGTGAAAAAATAAACCCCAGGCTGGGGTTTATAGATTTTTTCGGGTTATGGCAGGCGGGCAATCTTTGCATCAACAACAACACCGATGATCCGGCAATTTCCATTTATTTCTATCATTCGGTATTGCGGGTTTAGTGGCTTAAGATAGTGATTACCGGCATCAACAATGTACTGCTTAAATGTAGCCTCATTGTCAGAGTCGATTTTTGCCACGACGAGTTTCCCTGATACCGGTTCAACCCTCGGATCGACCAGAATCACCATTCCTTCGGGGATACTCAGGCCTGATGGAGAAGTCATAGAGTCTCCCTTTACTTCAAGCCAGAAAGATTCTTCAGAACAATACACGGTCGTCTCGTACCATTTATCAATTACTTTCCGGTGATACGGTTCCAGAGCCTCACACCAATTACCTGCACTAACCCATGAAATTAAAGGGTATTCACCACGAGGGTTGTTGAATTTTGAAAAGCTGACATTTGTTTGTTCATCTGTCACACCATCAGTGAGCCATTTGGCATTAGTTTCTAATGCTTCTGCAAGTTGTTGCAGGTTCACTCCGTTTGGTTGGTAGTCACCTTTTTCCCACCCGGTAACAGTCACGCGATTTACACCGGTCTTATCTGCCAGTGCTTGCTGAGTCATTCCAAGTTCGCGGCGCTTTAGCCGTATTCTTTCATTTATTTCCATGTAGGCAATCCTACCAAAATGAAATGTAGGAATCTTGACATTATTATGTAGGATATCTTACATTTTGTGTGTAACTGACTTATCAGGAACTTCATATGAAAAAAGCGGATGTCATTAACTACTTTGGCGGTATCTGCAAAACAGCGGATGCCCTTGGAATAAAGCACCCCTCTGTATCCGGATGGGATGATGTGATTCCGAAAGGCAGGGCGTATGAAATAGAGAAGATTACAAAAGGAAAGCTCAAGTACAACCCTGCACTTTATCAGCATAGCAGCACGGAAAAGCACGGTTAACTACAACCCAATCTGAAAGTGAGTAGGCAATGAAAAACCAATCCCTGAAAGAAGTTGTAAGAGAGATGTGCAGTCTGGTCCCCGGAGGACGTGATGCAATGGCCGGTTCCCTTGGCCTGTCCCTGACGTCATTCAATAACCGGTTTTATGAGAAAAACGGCTGCCGGTTCTTTGATCACCATGACCTGATGGTGATGCAGGAAGTCTCCGGAACTGTGCTGTATGCCGAATATGTTGCGGCGGAGTCCGGAATGCTGCTGGTGGACAGCCCGAAAAAAAGTGAAATCGGCCGTACTGATTTATACGAAAAGAGCGTCAGGGCATCCGTTATGCGCGGGGCAGTGGACCTGTGTATCAGTAAGGCTATTGAGGACGGAGAAATCACCACAGGAGAAGCGGATGCAATACGGACTGCACACTACAGAGACATGCAGGCCAGAACAGATGAGGTTGAATCCACGATTATTTTATTTACCCGGACTCAGAAAGGGTGAAGCCGGGAGTATACGGCTCCCGGCTTCGATCGCGCCATATCAATTGTGTGAAGAGATAAACGCATGAGCAGATTAACTCATTCAATACCGGAGAGGCAATTCAAATGCATTGTTACCGGCAGTGAACCACTTCGTTACGTGGAAAGCATACCGGGTTGCGGCACAGCCGACAACTACCGGAAAAAACCGGAAGTGGTAGACCGGCAAAAGGTGGAGGCCAGCTGGTCGCAGTTTTATTACCGCAGCGGAGGTCAGAATGCCTGAAGAAACAGCTGACAATCTGAACCGGTATTACACCGATAAGCGGGGACGGAAAGTTCACGTTATCCGGTACGACCGGGAGAACAGCCGGGTGATTTTCATGCGTGACGGTTATGAGCACCCGTGCTTTGAACCGCTGAAAATCTTTCAGGAACGGTATACACGCTGTCCGGATGAGGTGAAACCATGAGCATGATTTTAACTGCACGGGCTTTGCAGATAAAAACAGGCAACCCGTTGCGAAAACTGGTACTGGTCAAACTGGCGGACAATGCCAACGACCAGGGGGAATCATGGCCGTCTGTGCCGTACATTGCTGAACAGTGTGAAATATCTGAACGCTCAGTGCAGAACCACATCAATGCCCTGGTGAAAATGGGGCTGGTTCGTGTTGAGTCACGAAAATCGGCCAACGGTCTGAACCAGTCAAATATTTATCATCTGTGCCTGGATGTTACCGCTGTGAGTGGTGAATCTCCTGCACCCTGTGGTGCAAATCCTGCGGGGGTGAGTGGTGCAAATGGTTCCCGGACTGGTGCAGCAGATGCACCGGGTGGTGCAAATGGTTCCGGTAGTGGTGCAGGAGCTGCACCCGGAATCAGTCATGATCCAGTCATAGATCCAGATAATAAAAATATTAATCCTGTTCGCGGAAAAGCCAAAAGCAAAACCGTGATGCCGGAAAACTTTGCTCCGACACCAGAACACATTGAGCAGGCCAAAGCCGCCGGTCTGGACATTCAGGACGAGTTTCAGAAGTTCAGCGATTACCACGCCAGCAAGGGTACGCAGTATGTCTGCTGGAACTCCGGTTTCAGATACTGGCTGAATACGGCCGCCGGATTTAAACGCTCTGCGGACTCAAAGAACATCGACACCACCGAGTGCGATGAAGTCTTCAGAAAAATGTTCTCATCCTCCGACTGGAAGCCAGAAAACCGCGTACAGGAGCTGGTCGCAAAACACAAATCCTACATTGGGCGGATGAATGAAATTGCCGGACGAGCAGCATTTCGCGGGTACTGGAAACAGGCCACAGAGCAGGCCGCAAAAGAACGGGAGGCTGCATGATGATGCTTTACACCCGAATTGTGGCAGAGGAACCGGCCGGAACTGAAATCACTTCCGGGTACATCATGGAGAAATACGGCGTATCACGCAGTATCAGCCAGTCAGCTGTCAGGGTTTTAGCGAAGATTGAAGCGGTCACGCCGACCCGGTGGCGGGGGAATGACCGGATGGCTTTCCGGATATTGCCGGATGCACAGGAGAAAGTCCGCGAATATGAGGAACTGGTGGCAGCCTGTCGGCGGGGAGTAAAAAAGGTCCGCTGTACGGACCCGGTACCGGAAGAGAGCCGGGCCACTCTCACCGAACGGGAATTTGTATCCGTCTATAACCGGTTGTTTACGGCCTTCACGGCAAAGCAGCGGGAACTGAGAAGAAAAAACGGTCTGGCGATGTGAGGCGCAGTATACGGCTGCGCTTAATGAGCGGAGAGATAAACGATGAGCAATCTGATTATTGTTGACGGTATTAATGTGCGCCGGGACATGGCCGGTCGCTATTGCCTGAATGATTTACACCGTGCCGCCGGGGGTGAAGAGCGCCATAAGCCATCTAACTTTATGCGGATGGAATCAACACAGGCATTGTGTTCAGAAATCGACCGATGCTCAGATATGAGCATCGCCTCTGTAAACACTATTCGCGGCGGTACGGAGCAGGGGACATATGTTGCCCGTGAGGTTGTTTATGCCTATGCCATGTGGATAAGCCCGCTGTTCAACCTGAAGGTTATCCGCACGTTCGATGCGGTGGCCGGAACACAGCAGGCGGTACAGCTGGCCGATAAGGTACAGGCAGGCGCTATCCTGCTGGAGTCCATGGCAAAAACACTGAATCTGTCGAATTCCTCAAAACTGGGCGGGTATCAGAAACTGCAAAAAATGGCTGGTCTTCCGGATCTGGCTCCCTCCTATGCGATTGATGCACCGGCGGGCGCGGTGGATGGCTCCAGCAGACCGACAACCTCTCTGACTACGCTGCTGAAAAATCACAATGCAGCCTTGTCTGCGACTAAAGCATACAAACGTCTTGCTGAACTGGGGATTGTCGAACAGAAAGCCCGTCCGGGTTCGAAGGGAACACAAAAACTGTTCTGGTCTGTCACATCAAAGGGGCTTCTGTACGGCAAAAATATCACATCTCCGGCGAACCCGAGGGAAACGCAGCCGCATTTCTTTGAGAGCAAATCAGCGGAACTGCTGGCACTGATGATGACTCCGGCGGTGGCCTGATGAATTATCTGTTAACCGGCTTTGTTCAGAAAGATACCCGGATCCTGATGTTTAATCCCGGTGCTGATATTTGCAACTTCCGGAACGGTGCCCGTTATGTTGTCAGTGCGGCTCCCCGTTCAATGGATGGCATTCCGTCCGGCCGCGTTCCGGCAGATGCACAGCCGCTGCTGACAGATGAGCGGGTACTGCGTTTCCTGGACAATCCCGCCGTGGTAAAAGCTGCCGGTGGTTTACAGGGATTTCGTCATTACGTTTCATCAGTAAATCATTGCCAGATTGACGACGAAGCAGATCCGTATCATCACCATGAACTGACCATGACCCGCCACAAAGACGGTTTTATCCGGACGTGCTGGCATCATGACAATATTCTCAGGAGGGGAGAGTACTGCCAGCAGCAGGCGGACAAAATTCTGTTACACAACCAGCGGGCATTTGTGGCACGCAGTATCTTTACCGATCTGCGGCTGCCCGGCGGCCATATTCTGAATCCTTCCGATTTGTTCACCTGGTCGGTGATGCGTCGTGTCAGTGAGCATCTTCCGGCTTTTATCTGTTCTTACATTCTGATGCAGTCACCGGAAGAAGAGATAACCGGCACCATGACGGAGCATTCCATCGTTCACCGGACGCGCTCACACAGCCGGATTGTTCAGGACATCGTAGAGCAGATAAAACCGGTTGTTGTTCCTGAGATAGAGCCGGAACCACCAGCAAGTTTTATGCGGATCCCGAAGTTAAAGCGCTGGGAGTGTCCGAAGTACCTGCAATGGGTGAAGAGTCAGCCGTGTTGCGTATGTGGTCAGCAGGCAGATGACCCGCATCACATCATCGGGCACGGCACCGGCGGTACCGGTACAAAGGCACACGACATTTTCACCATCCCGCTGTGCCGTATTCACCATGACGAATTACACCGGGACCCGGCAGCATGGGAAGCAAAGCATGGTAGCCAGTTGGCGTTGTTATTTAAGTTTATGAACCGGTCATACGGGATCGGCGTTTTTGGTTAATGCGCTGTACGGAGCGCGGAGAGACGAGCATGAAATTAGAATCAGCACTGAAACAGTTTTACCCGAAATCCCCCGCACTCAGTGATGTATCACACTCAACATCCCCCGACAGGCTTGAAGGCATGGATACTGCAGCAGCACTCGGAATGACACAGAAAAATGCCGGATTCGGGATGCATGCGTTTTTGGCGAAGAATGATGTCAGCGCGGAAGATAAATTTAAAACCGTTGAAGCACTGACGCAGTATGCCCTTCGTACTGTGCCAAAGCTGGTGGCAAAATCTGCAGGAAATCGTGTTGCTCAGTGCATGAGAATTCTGGCCGTCATGGCATTTGAGGATTACGCCCGTTCAGCGGGTTCGGTTTGTCAGTGTCAGAACTGCGGCGGAAAAGGGCTGGTTTATCGTCGTAAGGATGTAGTAAAGCATCCGGGTATAACTAATATGGAAGGTAAGGTGATTGTTGAGCCGGTAGTCCGTAATGAGCTGGTGGGCGAACTGTGTAAGACCTGTAATGGGAGAGGACAATTGACCTACCGGTGCCGCTGCAAAGGCCGGGGTAAGGTATACGACGAAGAGCAGAGTGAATTACGGGGTGTGCCGGTATTCAAAGACTGTCCGAAATGTTCGGGTCGCGGGTATAAGCGGGTGCCTTCGTCAGTGGCTTATCAGGCGATAAAACATCTGATTCCTGAGTTGACGCAGCCAAGCTGGTCACGAAATTGGAAGCCGTTTTATGAGAGCCTAACGGGAAAATGTTATATTGAAGAAAATCAGTCTGAGTCGGTATTTAGCAGATTAATCTCTTAGAATGATATTTTGTACTGATTGGTGATAATATATGGCTGGGCTTTATATTGAAGTGGATAGAAATTTTTTAATCGAGATAGATTACGTACCCTATAAGAAGAATTGATATGAGCTTTTTAATAAAGAGTAATATCGACATTACGGTTATTAACGAAGAATCTGATGGTGTTCCTATAGTTATTGCGCCTGGTTTTTTAACAGAAAGCTCAGATGAATGGGAGATCTTTATAAAGAAGCACATAAATACAAGGATTATTTATGTAAAATGGCAATCATCATCAGTTTTAGCGGTTGCAAAAAAAATAATACTCAATATGTTCCCATCATTAGTATCTGCTATTGGGTATCCTGGGCTGGGATGGTTACGTGCTGGTGGTTTAAGTACATCATCACTATGGACGGTGTACAAAGCATGGAGCATGGCAGCAAATGAAGCAAATTTAGCAGGAGTAGCTCTTGCGAATTTTTTAAATGACGTATGGGATGATGATGACAAAGGTGTTTTTATAGGGCATTCATTAGGGGTAAGGGTTATCACCGAAGCCATGACCCACCTTCAGAGTGATAATGTTCTTTCTTCCATTTCAATAGCAGGAGCTATTGATGTTGATGAGTATGAAAAACGTATAGTAAGAATAAAATGCCAAGAGCAGGTAAAGCATACAAATATTTTTAGTAATAATGATGCCGTTCTGAAGTATTTATATAGACCTGCTGAATGGAGTTTTTCTCCATTGGGGCTTGAAAAATCTAGTTTACATTGTGTTAATAATATTCTTACAGATATTGGCCATACTGAGTATCATGATAAAGAAGCCTTTTCAGAAATGATTATTAATCTTTACAACGATGCTTTGAACAACTGATGTATAAAATTTAGTTACTTAGAATGTCAGGCAAAAAAGTTGATTTTTGCATAAAACTGTTTTATTATTTTTCAATAGTGGAATTTTTATACCATCCACACTATACAAATTTTAAACCTCGCAATCGCGGGGTTTTTTATTGAGAGGACCAGCATGGCTGAGTGGAAAGGGGTTCCGTATTTTTTTGATGCAACCGGTGAGTTGCAGGAACAGGTTTCTGTAGTTGTCGGGAAAATTCCACAAGTAGTCGTGGAAACATCTTTTTCTTGGGAAACCGTCATCAGTGCTTTCTTTGCCGCATTAATACCTTCTTTTATTGCTTGGCATGCCTTAAAACAAAATTATAAATTAGCTGAGTACCAAAACTTACTATCAAGTAAAAAAGAAATTTCGAAAGAATTAAGGGTTACCATTGCATCATATTTATCCAGCATAGATATAGTTTTTCAATTATTGACTACTTTTTATGAATACCTAAAGAATAGAGATGAAAAAGCAATGGTAAAAACAGCAAATAGCCTTACTGAGGTATCTAATCAAGAGAGTGTTTATTATAATAAGGCACGTCTTCTTCTTGATTGTAATAATAAAAATCAAAAAAAGATATTGGACAAAATTGAGTCAATACATAATTCAATTCCTGATGTAATAAAATTATACAAGCAGGGTTCTGTTGATAGTCAATCAAAAAAAGAAGAGTTGCTAAAAAAAATAGATGAATTAATTTCAGAAACTCACGATGTGTTGTCGAATAACTTATACACATAGTTGGGTGTATGAATTATAAACAGGTCGTTTAGGCGGCCTTTTTTATTGCCCGTAACAATAAGAGCATTGGAATATAACAGGTTCATTACCTAATTCGTATTCAGCCACAGTGCTCTTCTTATTGCCTTCCCGCCGCTGGTGGGATTATCCAAACAATGCCGCAGCCACCTCACTTTAACCGTCTGTAACAATATAAACCGGTGGCGGCATTTCCCTATCACTCAACATACGGAACACTCCGCAGGGGGTGGATATGCGCATGTCTGACAAATATTCCAGCCCTACAGCATATGCCTGGGGGCTTATAACCTCTGCCTTTGGCATTTTATCTCTGGATCAGTGGGCCATTGTTGCCGGGATCATCTGTACCGTCGGTACGTTCCTGGTTAACTGGTATTACAAACGGAAGGAATTCCAGTTGAAAGCAGGTGAACATCATGAATAAGAGATTGGTTAAAAAGGTAATAGCCGCTTGTGCTGCCGGGGCAATTGCTGGTGCGCTGGTGCTGATCCCCGCATATGAAGGTGTTGAGTATATACCTTATCGTGATGTGGCCGGAGTGCTCACCGTATGTTATGGCCATACCGGTAGTGATATTCAACCCGGCAAGCTGTACACGGACGCTGAATGTAAGGCGCTGCTGCATGACGACCTGACGAAAGTCCGGCGCGCGGTTGACCCGATGATCAAAGTGCCGATTGATGACAATACCCGCGCGGCCATCTATTCATTTGCATATAACACCGGAACCGGTGCGTTCTCGCGCTCCACTATGCTGCGTAAACTCAATGTAGGTGATATCGCCGGTGCATGTGACGAAATGAAGCGCTGGACGTTTGCCGGAGGTAAACAGTGGCAGGGTCTGATTAACCGGCGCGAGACGGAGAAAGCGATATGTCACGGAACCCTTTAACGCTGATCATCATTGCTATCATTCTGCTGACGGCTTGTCTGCTGGCGGGTTGTTATCTGTATTCACTGCCGAATCACTGTAAGTCGCTGGTGGGTAACCCGCTGGACGGTGTGATTCATTATGAGTGTGAAGCGCCATGAAAAGAGTAATTACTGTGTTGCTCAACGGCTGGCTGTGGGCGGTGGTGTTCTTCGGGTTATGGATGTTCAGCTTACTGTCAGCAGAACAATCGGAAGGCCAACACAAAGACAAGGTTATCACTGACCAGCAAAAGCTGATTGATAATGCTTATACCAGTGTCGATATTTTTAATCATGCCGCTGCAGCAAATGCCAGCAGGAATATGCAGGCAGAAGCCAAATCACAGGAGAAGCAGATTGAATACCGCACCATCATCCGGAAAGAACCTACCTGTAATCTGTATATTCCTCAGTCTGTTTCTGACGGGCTGCTCAGCCACGTCTATGCCATCCGTGAATCAGCAATGCGTTCCGCTCCCGGCATCGCTGACACAACCGGTACTGGCGCCGCTACCACCCGCCGACTGACATATTGTCAGGCAGTCGAATGGATAGAACCCCTGCTGACGGCGCTGGATAAGGCGAACGGGCAGTTGATGGATATCCACAATGTGGATACAAAGAGAAACGGGCAAAAGCAATAACTAACTATAAACCCTGTTAAAAAATACATTTTTAATTAGGATATCAAAATTATTGTATGAGGGAGTAAATATCAAAAGTATAAATAGAAGTAATAAATTCAGACTTTACTGTTATCGAATGACGAGTTTTTGTGTATTTAGATGGGAATTTTTCTAGTTTTTCTAAAATATGGACATAATTATCTATATCGTCTGAGTTTCGCTGTAAAAATTTAACATCACCAACAGGTGGTTTTTTGTGCATCACTCTTTGCTGAATAATGTGAACGAAATGACTTGTTTGATTAGATACACTCCGAGTTAAGTCAGAGATAATACTGCTTTGTATTGCTGGAATAGCTAAATCTTTTGGGTAGTGATGTTTAAACTCAATAGTAGCAATTAAACTAGAGTCTTCTTTGGTCAATTTATAAAGAGATAAATCTACTGCACCATACTTATTTTTTGGGTGTTCAGTTATAGCTAAATAATTTGAATTTTTATTAATAACAAGGCTAATTTCGTCTCGAATTTGGTTTTCATGCTTTCGGTTGTAAAAATATAAATTAAGATTGAGTAGTTTTTGAAAAACATGTGGATTCTTTATTGCTTCAGTTAAAATGGAAATAATGGTATCAGTCTGTGGCATTTTCAATAGTGTCTTGTTTTAAATGGTGTTTAAATTTTAGCATTATAATTAATAAATAATAGAGGGTAATATAAAAATAACTACGAAATTGTCGGTCCACTATACATCATTGACATGATGTTATCCCGGTGGTTATTTCCTGGTGATGATATATATGAGATGTAAATGGGATTACCTAAAGATTTTCAGTATCTCGCCTCGCTAAATAGCGAGGCTTTTATTTGGAGGTGCTATGCCACCCCGTATACCCCGCGCCTGCCGCAAACGTGGCTGCGCAAAGACAACTACCGACCGCAGCGGATACTGCGAAGAACACCGCAATACTGGCTGGGAGAACCACCAGCAGGGTAAGAGCCGACACGAACGCGGCTACGGTACAAAGTGGGAGCGGCTGCGTGCGGTGGTGCTGAGCAGGGATAAATATCTGTGCCAGCAATGCCTGCGTGAAGGCCGGGCAACCGAGGCGAAGACAGTCGACCACATCACACCCAAGGCTCATGGGGGAACCGATGCAGAAAGCAACCTGCAAAGCCTGTGCTGGCCCTGCCACTACCGCAAGACGGCAACAGAACGCAATCGCGGCTGACTGCTCATGATGTATGGGGGAGGGGGAGGTCAAATCCCTGCCGCCCCACGGCCAGAGGACCGCCGCCTTGCCTTTTTTCACATCGCCGCAGGTTAGAAAACTTTTTTCCGGGTTCTCCGGAGGGGTATTAACAGGAGAAAACGATTATGCCGGGACCACCGAAAACCCCATCACACTTGCGTTTGGTCAGGGGGAACCCATCAAAACGTCCAATTAATAAAAAAGAACCAAAACCGCCGTCAGGGGTACCCCCAACACCGAAGCATTTTACCAAGCAGGGGAAATACTGGTTTAAGCGGATAGGTGAAGAACTCAATGCGATGGGTGTCATGAGTTCGATGGATGCCAAAGCACTGGAGCTGCTGATCGAGGCGTACACCGAATACCGGCAACACTGCGATACCCTGGACGAAGAAGGTTACACCTACACAACACAGAGTGATGGCGGCCCACTGATAAAAGCACACCCGGTGGCGGCAATGAAAGCTGATGCATGGAAACGGATCCGCGCGATGCTCTCTGAGTTCGGTATGACCCCGGCAGCCCGCCAGAAGGTAACCATTAACACACCAGCCGAAGAAGATCCTTTCGAGGCATTTCTGAAACAAAGAAAATGATGAATGGCAACCGTAGCAGACGGGATCCGGTACGCCGAGCAGGTGGTTGCCGGAGAAATAGTTACGGGCGAACTGATACGCCTGGCGTGTCAGCGGTTTCTTGATGATCTGGAATACGGCCCTGAGCGCGGTATTTATTTCATGGAGGAACGCGCCCAGCATATTCTGGATTTTTACCAGTTCGTCCCGCATGTCAAAGGGGCGCTGGCAGGTAAGCCGATAGAGCTGATGCCGTGGCATACCTTTATTCTGATTAATATTTTTGGTTTTGTGATCCCGCTGGTTGATGAACTCACCGGCGAGGCTCAGTACGACGATGACGGCGATCCGGTGCTGGTTCGCCGGTTCCGAACGGCCTATAACGAAGTTGCACGTAAAAACGCTAAATCCACCCTCTCATCCGGTATCGGTCTGTACATGACCGGCGCTGACGGTGAGGGTGGCGCCGAGGTTTACTCGGCGGCCACCACCCGTGACCAGGCGCGTATTGTGTTTGAAGATGCAAAAAACATGGTCAAAAAGGCCAAGAGCTTACTCGGCCGCCTGTTTGAATTTAATAAGCTGGCGATTTACCAGGAGCGGTCTGCATCCAAGTTTGAGCCGCTGTCCAGTGACGCAAATAACCTCGACGGCCTGAATATTCACTGCGGCATTGTGGACGAACTTCATGCCCACAAAACCCGTGATGTGTGGGATGTGCTGGAAACCGCGACCGGTGCCCGTCTGCAATCCCTGCTGTTTGCGATCACCACAGCGGGATTTAACCGCGAGGGCATCTGCTACGAACTGCGGGATTACGCCATCAAGGTGTTGCGGGGCGTGGTGGAGGATGACACCTTTTTCGCGGCAATTTACACACCGGATGAGGATGATGACCCGTTCGATGAAAGCATCTGGATAAAAGCCAATCCGGGGCTGGGTGTCTGTAAGCGTTTTGACGATATGCGCCGCCTGGCGAAAAAGGCAAAAGAACAGATTGCGGCCCAGCCTAATTTCCTGACCAAGCACCTCAATATGTGGGTGAATGCCGAATCCGCCTGGATGGATACCGGTAAGTGGGACAGCTGCCCTGAAAATGCGCCGGATGATGAGCTGAAAAATTACCCGGTCTGGGTTGGTGTGGATCTGTCAAACAAAATCGATGTGACCGCAGCCGTTAAAGTGTATGAGGATCCGCGCGGACAACTGCATATGAAGTGCAAATTCTGGCTGCCGGAGGACAGAGTGGTGACTGCACCGAAGCATATCGCTGACCTGTACCGGAAATGGGGAGCTTCCGGTTATCTTGAACTGACGGACGGTGAGGTTGTCGATCACGACATCATCAAAGCCGGCATTCTGGCATGGTGCGAAGGTGAGGATTTACGTGAACTCGGTTTTGACCCGTGGAGCGCGGTGCAGTTCTCCCGCCGCCTGGCGGAAGAGGGCATCCCGCTGGTGGAAGTGGCGCAGACGGTGAAAAACATGTCTGAATCCATGAAAACAGTACAGGCCGATGTCTATTCCGGAAAATTTCACCATGATCACAACCCGATGATGTCCTGGATGATGTCGAACGTGACCGTAAAACCGGACAAAAACGACAACATTTTCCCGAACAAATCGACACCGGAAAACAAAATCGACGGACCGGTCGCGCTGTTTACTGCCAAATCACGCCAGATGGTGAATGGCGGGGAGCAGGAACAAAGTCTGTCCGATGTTTTATCTTCCAGGGGCTTACGCTCACTCTGAGGAAATCCAATGAAATTACTGACTATTACCGCCCTGCTGGTGGGGATTGCGGGTGCCTGTCTGCTGGCGTTCGGTGCCTGGCTGCTGATGCCTGCCGCCGGGTTTATCACTGCCGGCGGCTTATGCCTGCTCTGGTCATATCTGGTATCAAAATCAGCGGGAAGCCTGAATAACAACGGAGGATCATAATGTTCTTTCCCGGTTTATTCACAAAATCCGATACGGGTATGAGTTCGTCAGAGCTCAGCGAAATGATCGGTCTGACCTATGACACCTATTCCGGCCGCCGCGTCAGTCCGCAGCTGGCAATGCAGCTTACCGCTGTCTTCAGCTGCGTTCGTGTGCTGGCTGAGTCAGTCGGCATGCTGCCGTGTTCTCTGTATGAGCAGCTTGACAGAGGAAACCGGCGGGCGGTACGTGAGCGGCTGAACAAACTGCTGTCAACCAAACCCAACAACTACATGACACCGCAGGAATTCTGGGAATTACTGATCGCCTGTCTGTGTCTGCGCGGCAATTTTTATGCTTATAAAGTCAAAGCGCTCGGTGAGGTGGTGGAGCTGCTGCCGCTGGAACCGTCCTCGGTTACACCAAAACTGAACAGTAAGTGGGAGCCGGAATATCAGGTTACTTTTCCGGACGGAAAGCGCGATACGCTGACGCAGGATGATATCTGGCATGTGCGGATTTTCACCCTGGACGGATTAACCGGACTCAGCCCGATCGCGTATGCAAAACAGGCTGTCGGTCTGGGGCTGGCAACGGAGGAGCACGGCTCACGTCTGTTCGGGAACGGTGCGGTAACCAGTGGCGTTCTGCAGACCGACCAGTACCTGAAAGACGATGCCTATGAGCGGCTGAAAACTGACTTTGAAAACCGGCATCAGGGGCTGGCGAATGCGCACAAACCCATGATCCTTGAGATGGGGCTGAAATGGCAGCAAATCAGCATGACATCAGAAGATGCGCAGTTTCTTGAAACCCGCAAATTCCAGCTTGAGGAAATTTGCCGTATTTTCCGTGTGCCGCTGCACATGATCCAGAACACCGACCGGGCAACGTTCAGCAACATTGAAAACCTCGGGATCGGATTTATCAACTATTCCCTGGTGCCATACCTCACCCGCATTGAACAGCGCATTAATGTCGGGCTGGTAAAACCGTCAAAACAGGGCGTTTTTTACGCAAAATTCAACACCGGGGCACTGTTGCGCGGTGATATGAAGTCACGGTTTGACGCTTATGCCACCGGTATTAACTGGGGGATCTATTCGCCCAATGAATGTCGGGAGCTGGAAGAACTCAACCCGCGTGATGGCGGTGATATCTGGCTGACACCGATGAACATGACCACAAAACCGGAGAGCACCCCGGAAAAAGAGGAAAAGCAGCATGTCGATGATGACTAAACAGCGGCTGGACATACCGCTGAAAATAAAGTCGGTCACTGAAACCGGCGAGTTTGAAGGGTACGGATCGGTTTTCGGCGTGAAGGACAGCTACAGCGATATTGTCGTACCCGGCGCTTTTCAGGCATCACTGAATGAATGGCGGGAGAAGGGTAGTCTTCCGGCCATGCTCTGGCAGCACCAGATTTCCGAACCGGTCGGTGTATATACCGAAATGCGGGAGGATGACACCGGCCTGTATGTCAAAGGGCGGCTGCTTATCGAGGATGACCCGCTGTCAAAACGGGCTCATGCACATCTGAAGGCCGGATCATTATCCGGCCTTTCTATTGGCTACATCCTGAAAGACTGGGAGTACGACCGGAATAAAGGTGCTTTTCTCCTGAAAGAAATTGATCTGTGGGAAGTGAGCCTGGTGACCTTCCCGTCCAATGATGAAGCCCGGGTCAGTGATGTTAAATCGGCATTCGCCCGTGGTGACATCCCGTCACAAAAAAGTATTGAGCGCGTCCTGCGTGATGTCGGACTGTCGCGGACACAGGCTAAGGCATTTATGGCCGACGGCTACCATGCTCTCTCTCTGCGTGACGCAGAGGAAGATGCACTGGAAACACTTAAATCCATTAATTTTAATCAGTAAGGGGCTGTTATGGCTGTTGATCATAAAGATGTAAGCGAAGTGGCAAAAGAACTGAAATCTTCATTTGAAGAGTTTCAGAAAAAAAATAACAAACGCATTGATGCCATCGAGTCAGAAAAAGGCAAGCTGGCTGAATCAGTTGAAACCCTGAACGGAAAATTATCCGAGCTGGATGAGCTGAAATCGTCGCTGGAAGCTGAGCTGGCGGCAGTGAAACGTCCGGGCGGCGGTGTGGCAAATAAAGATGTCGCCGAACACAAAAGCGCATTCGAGCTGTTTGTCCGCAAGGGTAAAGACGATGGCCTGGCTGAACTGGAACAGAAAGCCATGCAGACCGGCACAGATCCTGACGGCGGTTATGCGGTACCGGAAGAGCTGGATCGCAACATTATCTCCGCGCTGCGCGATGAGGTTGTGATGCGTCAGGAATGTAATGTTGTTTCTGTCGGCACTCCGAGCTACAAACGTCTGGTGAATAAAGGTGGTACCGGCAGCGGCTGGGTCGGTGAAACGGATGCCCGTCCGGAAACCAACACGTCAAAAATCGGTACCGTTGAACCGGTGTGGGGTGAGATTTACGGCAATCCGGCAGCGACCCAAACGATGCTGGATGATGCCTTTTTCAACGTTGAGCAGTTCATTACCGGTGAGCTGGCAATTGAATTCGCTGAGCAGGAAGAAGCGGCATTCACCAACGGTGACGGCAGCAAAAAACCGAAAGGGCTGCTGGCTTACGACAGTGATGATAAAGGCGATAAAGATCGCGAATGGGGCAAGTTACAGCACCTGTTGCTGAAAAAACCGGACGAACTGACCGCCGACGAAGTGATGCAGCTGGTTTATACCCTGCGCAAGCCATACCGTAACGGTGCTAAGTTTATGATGAATAACAGCACGTTATTCAAAGTGCGCACGCTGAAAGATTCCCAGGGCAACTACCTGTGGCAGCCTGGTCTGCAACTGGGGCAGCCGTCCGCATTGCTGGGCTACGGTATTGCAGAGAATGAGCAGTTTGCTGATATGGCTGCCGGTGCTGCTCCGCTGGCGTTCGGTAATTTCAAGCGCTGCTACACCATCCTGGATCGTATCGGTATCCGTATGCTGCGCGACCCGTACACTAATAAGCCGTTTGTACACTTCTATACCACGAAGCGTGTCGGCAGCATGATGGTGGACAGTAACGCAGTGAAATTACTGAAAGCCGCAGCCGGTACGAAGTAATCAGTCACGGCGGCAGAAATGCCGCCACTTCCGGAGGTTTCATGCCATTACCGACAATCGAAGAGCTGAAAAGGCAATGCTATATCGATGGTGATCATGATAATGATCTTTTGCAGCAATTTTTAAGCGCCGCTGTTTCCGAAGTTGAAAGGGTCACTAATCGCAGACTTTATGAGGAAAAAACGGATAAAGACGATCCGGGTGCTCTATTTTTAAGTACAGATATAGAACTCAGGTTAAGGCAGATGGTCGGGTTTTGGTATGAAAACCGGGAAGGTCAGTCATTACCTGATTCTCTGTACCGGCATTTAAGAGATTACCGGCGCAGGCCGTAAGGATGGATTTATGCAGGCTGGTCGTCTGAGGCATATTGTCACCTTTCAGAGGGCTGAAATAACAATACTCCAGTCTGGCCAGAGAGAAAAACTATGGGTTGATATTGGTCAGCCTGTGAATGTGGAGGTCAAACCCGTCAGTGGCCGGGAACTGCTGACCGCCGGAGCGGAAATGTCAGAAATCACTGTCCGTGTGTGGATGCGGTACCGGCCGGATATTCATCCTGCATGCCGGATGGTATATCGCGGTCAGGTCTACGATATTCAGGCCGTGATCCCGGATGTGAAATTTACCCGGCTGGAACTGCTGTGTAAACAGGGGGTGAAAGATGGCTGATATGGGGCTGGATTTGTCCGGTTTTGCTGAACTGTCCCGTGATCTGGAATTACTCAGCCGGGCTGAAAATACCCGTGTGCTGCGGGAAGCGACGAAAGCCGCAGCGGATATGCTGCGGGATGAGGTCCGGCGGAGCGCTCCTGTCAGGACCGGAAAACTGGCGCGTAATATCGTTACCGGCGGTCAGCGGAGCCGTTATAAAGGTGAGGTTGTCTCCGGTGTGTACATCCGGGGAACCAACGCCGCCGGAACCAACAGTGATAACACACTGAAAACGGATGACCCGCGTAATGCGTTTTACTGGCGTTTCCTGGAAAACGGCACATCCAAAATGGCACCACAACCGTTTATCCGTCCGGCATTTGACGGTAAAGCGGATGAGGCAGCGGATCTGGCGCTGAGCAAACTCAGTCAGGCTATCGATAAGGTGCTGAGTGGATGAAAGAATCTGATTTGTTTTCTTTGCTTGACCCGTTGCTGCCGGGCAGGGTTTTTCCGTATGTGGCTCCGCAGGATGAACCCAAAATTCAGCCGCCGTGGTGTGTTTTTTCACTTTATGATACCGGCGGAGATGTGCTGTGCGGTCGTGCTGAGACAATGACCAATATCCAGATTGATGTGTATGCAAAAACCATCGATGAAGCCCGCCGGATCCGTGAACTGTCTGTTGCTGCTGTTTCTCCGCTTTCACCGGCAGAGTTTACAGAAAAGCAGGGCTATGAAGCGGATACCTCGCTTTTCCGGGCCACGCTGGAGTGTCAGGTCTGGCAATAACGTAATCTTGAACAACAAGCTGCTGCGGCAGCTTTTTTTATGCTTACAGGAAAATAATCATGCCGAGCAAATATGAAAAAACGCAGGGCACGAAAATCAGTATTTCAAAGCTGCCTGCAACAGAAGTGAACCCCGCATCCGCAGAATTTCTGCCGCTGGCCTGTGCGGCCAAAGAGATCGGTTATACCGGCGGACAGAAATCGGACATTGATGTCACCACCCTGTGTTCGACTGAGCAGGAAATGACTAATGGCCTGGCATCCCCAGGGGAGGTCACAATTTCTGGTAACTGGTCACCGGATGAGGGGCAGGAAGCGCTGCGTGCTGCCTATGACAATGACACGATCCATGCGTTCAAAGTGGAGTTTCCGTCAGGTAATGGTTATGCCTTCCTGGCGGAAGTCCGTCAGAACAGCTGGAGCGTGGCAACCAGCGGGGTAGTCACCGCGTCTTTCACGCTGCGTATGAAAGGTAAGCCTGTTCCGCTGAAAAACGGGACGGTAACTGAGCCGGGAAAGGGGGAATAAGCCGTGGCGAATCCGAAACTGTCATTAAAAGAACTGGCACTCAGTCCAAAAAACGCCTTCCGTTCAAAGATGGTGAAGGTACCTGAATGGAACGGCGTCGCCGTTATTCTGCGGGAACCGTCTTCGGCAGCCTGGCTCAGATGGCGTGAGCTGATGAATACCGGCGCAGACGGGGATGAAAAATTGTCAGAGGCAGAACAGGCGCAGCGTAATCTGCGGGCTGATGTGGTCATGTTTTCTGATGTGCTGCTGGATGAAGATAAAGAGCGGGTGTTCAGTGATGACGACACTGAAGAAGTGATGGCTGTTTACGGGCCGGTTCATGCCCGTCTGCTGAAACAGGCGCTTGACCTGATGACCACGCCGGATGAAGCGGAAAAAAAGTAGCACAGCCCGGGATGTTTTTTCTGATGACACTTGCGCTCCGGATGGGGCGCACAGTGGATGAACTGACCAGAACGATGAGCGCCGGTGAGCTGACCATGTGGATGGCCTTTGACCGCCTGAGCCCGATCGGGGACATCCGCAGTGACATACAGACGGCCCATATTGTCTCATCGCTGTACGGCGCACAGGGCGGCAAACTCAGCCTGAATGATGCGATGCTGAAATGGGGAAAAACGGATAGCGGTGAGGCAGGTGACGGGCTGGAGGGTTTTCTGAAATCGGTATCTGAAAGCTGATTGTACTGACATAGCAGAGGACGTAATGGCAAAGCTTCGTGAGCTTATTATTAAAATATCGGCAAATTCCTCCTCGTTTCAGTCTGAAATAGCGCGCGCCTCACGGATGGGGGAGAACTATTACCGGACGCTGGAGCAGGGCGGACGCAAAGCAGCATCGGCATCACGTGAAACGAAACGGGCAATCAGTGAACTGAATAATGAACTGTCATCAATAAAATCGACAGTAACCGGTGTCATGGGGGCTATGGCCGGTGCTTTTGCCACGCAGCAGCTTATCAGTTATGCCGATACCTGGAGCCAGTTAAGCGGCCGCCTGAAACTGGCCTCTGTGTCTGCGGAGGATTTCAGCCGTGCGCAGCAGGAGCTGATGTCGTTAAGTCAGCGTACCGGCACATCACTGGCGGCAAATACCAACCTGTACGCGCGTATTGCGCAGTCGATGCGTGATGCGGGTTATGCCTCGGGGGATGTGGCAAAAGTCACTGAAACCATCGCAACTTCACTGAAGCTGTCCGGTGCAAGTACTGAAGAAGCCAGCTCTGTTATTACACAGCTGAGTCAGGCTCTCGGATCCGGTGTTCTGCGCGGTGAAGAATTTAACGCGGTGATGGAGAACGGCGGACGACTGGCAAAACTGCTGGCGGACGGGATGGGAACGACCATCGGCGGTCTGCGTGAAATGTCACAGAGTGGTAAGCTCACCATTGACAAGATAGTGCCAATTCTGACCAGCACTGAACAGCTCAGAAAAGAATTTGAGCAGTTACCGCAGACTGTCAGCGGCGCATCCCAGAAAATTGAAAACGCCTTCATGGCATGGGTGGGCGGGGCTAATGAGGCATCGGGCGCAACCAGCACGCTGACCGGCGCGCTGAATGGTATTGCGGGAAATATAGACACCATCGCCACTGTTGCAGGGGCACTGGTCGGGGTTGGCCTTGCGCGGTATTTCGGCGGGCTTACCGCCAGTGTGACCAAAGCAACCATCGGGGTGGCCAGTGCCGCAAAAGGCGAGGTCGCTCTTGCACAGGCTCAGCTGCGCGGAACACAAATTGCGGTTGCCAGAGCGCGTGCGGCAGAGTACCGGGCACAAAAATCACTGGCAGCTGCACGCGGAACCGATGCGCAGGCAGGCGCAGAAAAGCGGCTTGCCGCTGTACAGGCATCCGTTGCACGCAATATTAACGCCCGCAATATCGCACAAAACAACCTGAATAACGTCACATCTGTCGGTTCACGTCTTCTTGGTGGTGCGCTGGGGCTGGTCGGTGGTATTCCGGGGCTGGTGATGCTGGGTGCCGGTGCCTGGTACACCATGTACCAGAAGCAGGAGCAGGCAAGACAGTCCGCACTTGAATACGCCGCCACCATTGACCAGGTTCGTGCCAATCTTAATAAAATGACGCTGCCGGAAACCGCTGATAACTCCGGTAAAACCAAAGAATCGCTGGCGGCGCAAAATAAACTGGTTGATGAGCAGCGTCAGAAAGTCGAGGGATTAAAATCAGCGATAGCAGGATATCAGCAGATGCTGGCCTCACCCGGCCCCAGCATCAACGGCTATCTGATTAACCATCTAATCAGTCAGGAAGATGCGGTTAAATCCCTGGCGGCTGCGCAGGATGAGCTTTCGGTTGAACAGAGCAGACTTAATGAGCTGAGCAAAAAATCGGAAGAGATTCAGTCAGCACTGAAGGCGGTCGAAAGTCAGCGTGATTTTCTTATTCGTCAGCAGTCTGCTGCCCAGAATAATATGCGTCATTCATTACTGATGGTGAATGCGGAGCATAGCGAATTTAACCGGATAATGTCTGCCGGAAATCAGATCCTGACCAACCGCCTGGCTCTGGTTAACAGCCCGATGCGTATCCCGGCAGCGCCTCTCAGCGAAAAACAGCAGGATTTCATTCAAAAATCAGAGCGGGATAAAGAGCTGTCAACACTGACCGGGGAAGCCCGTGTTATCCGGCAGGCTGAGTTCGCTGCGGATGATCAGGGGCTGACTGATGACAGCGCCCATCGCGATAACCGGCAGAGATATATAGATAACCAGGTTGCCGCTTACCGGAATCTGGAAAAACAGAACAAAGAATTAAGAGAGGGTAAAAGCGCCCAGAGTGCCTTCAATAAAGAGCAAAAAGAAGCGGAACGTCAGGCAGAGCAGTATGCCCGCAAAATAGCAGATCTGAGTGTGGCCACGGAGGTTCAGAAAGTCAGGGCCACGCAGGGAGAAAAAGCCGCAGATCTTTATGCCGCAGCACATGAGTCCGGCGCAAAATGGACGGATGAGCAGCGAAAAGCGATCCGCGCATCCTCTGTTGCCCTGGCGGAGTGGACACAAAAGGCCGATGAGGCGGTCAGAAAGCAGCGTGAAATGGATGATGCGCTGAAAGCGATGCGTGACGGAGCCCGGAAATTCAGTGACGAAGCGGAGCAAATTGATAAAACCCGGGGAATGGGCGGAAACCGGCACAGTCTTTACGATGAACGTCAGCAGATTGATCGTGTTTATGCCAAATCGGATCAGGGAAAAAGTGCGACCGAAGCCTATAACCGCGAGATTGATGCGCTCAACCTGAAATATCAGAAAATAAAGGAGGTTCAGTCTGACTGGACCAGCGGGGTGACCCGGGGGATGGAAGACTGGGTTGCTGAGGCCGGAGACTATGCGGAGAAAACCGCATCAGCAGTGCAGAGCGCCATGGGCGGTATGGTGAATAACATCACTGACATGCTGAACGGAAATAAAGCCAGCTGGCGCGACTGGTCAATAGATGTCCTTAAATCCATCCAGAAAATACTGGTCAACGCTGCCATCGTGAACAGCCTGAAATCCATGTCAGATGCCGGTGGCTGGATTGGTGCTGTCGGTAACTTCCTGGGAGGTGCCGCGGCAAATGCCAAAGGCGGGGTATATGATTCTCCTGGCCTGAGTGCGTACAGCAATCAGATAGTCAGCACCCCGACTTATTTTGCGTTTGCCAAAGGTGCCGGGCTGATGGGTGAGGCCGGACCGGAAGCAATTATGCCGTTAACACGGGCGGCGGATGGCTCTCTCGGTGTCCGGGCGCTCGGTGGAAATCAGAACAGCGGTTCAGCAGCACCACAGGTGTTTATTACCATCGACAGTAACGGCAGCAGCCAGACGCAGTCGTCGGCTGGTTATGAGCAGTTTGGTAATGAAATTGCCGCATTCGTCGATCAGCGTTTCCGCGTACTAATGGACAAAGACACCCGCCCCGGCGGAGCCGTCTGGAATCTGACTAAGGGGAAAAGATGATCGAAACATTCACCTGGTGTCCCCGTGTTAATCCCACGGAGGACATCACCTATAAAATCCGCAGGGCGAAGTTCGGTGATGGTTATGAGCAGGTATCCGGTGACGGTATCAACGCCCGCAGCCAGAAGTGGTCACTGGAATTTACCGGTCGTGGGGAGTATATCACGGCTATCCGTCAGTTTATCGACCGTCACGGCGGCATAAAGGCTTTTCAGTGGAAACCCCCGCTTGAACCTGTGGGGTTATACCGGTGCGCCGAGCATAAACTCACCCCGCTCGGCGGTGACAACTATTCACTCTCTCTCACTTTTACCCAGGCATTTAAACCATGATCACAAACGATTACCAGAAGCTGGAACCGGGTAATGCCGTCCGGCTTTTTGAGGTTGACGGTACTGCGTTCGGTGCGCCGGATGTTTTGCGGTTCCATGCATACAATATCCAGCACACAGAGGCAGAGATTACTGCCGCTGGTGGTGATCCGGAAAAATTACCGGAGAAATCCATCTGGTGGCAGGGCGAAGAGTACCATGCGTGGCCGGTGCTGATTGACGGGATTGAGGCATCCACAACCGGGTCCGGCGCACAACCGAAGTTATCCGTGGCCAACCTTGATGGGTCAATCACTGCACTGTGTCTGGCCTACGATGACATGCTGAAAGCGAAAGTCACGATACACGATACTCTGGCTCACTATCTGGATGCGGCAAACTTTTCGGACGGTAACCCGTCAGCAGATCCGACCCAGGAAAAAGTCTCGGTCTTTTATATCGACAGTAAATCATCGGAAACTAACGAAGTTATCGAGTTTGAATTAGCCAGTCCGATGGATTTGCAGGGGGTGCTGATCCCTACCCGGCAACTGCATTCAATGTGTACCTGGTGTATACGCGGCAAATACAAATCCGGTGACGGTTGTGATTATGCCGGGCAGAACGGGTATTTTGACAAACACGGCAACCGCGTGGATGACCCGGCACAGGATCAGTGCAGCGGCATGCTGAATACCGGCTGCTTCCCGCGTTTCGGTAAAAACAATCCGATCCCGTTCGGCGGCTTTCCCGGAACCTCATTACTGAGGAAATAATGATGCGTAAAAACATTCAGGCGGCCATTTTTGCACACGCAGAACGTGAATACCCCCGCGAATGCTGCGGTGTAATAGCTCAAAAATCACGGGTGGTGAAATACTTTCCCTGCCGCAATATTGCGTCCACACCTGAGGAGCACTTCGTATTATCACCGGAGGATTACGCCGCTGCTGAGGATTGGGGTACGGTGACCGGTATTGTGCACAGTCACCCGGACGCCACCACTCAGCCGTCAGAACTGGATAAAGCACAGTGTGATGCCCTTGGCGTGCCGTGGTACATCGTCAGCTGGCCGGAGGGGGATCTGCGGACTGTTCAGCCGCGCGGCGAACTGCCATTACTTGGTCGGCCGTTTGTGCTCGGGTTTACAGATTGCTGGGGGCTGGTCATGAGCTGGTTCCGGCAGGAACACGGCATTGAACTGCCGGATTACCGGGTGGATTATCCCTGGTGGGAGCAGGGTGAGAACCGTTACGCCGATAACTGGCGGGAAGCGGGGTTTATTCAGGTCGATGATCCGCAGCCCGGTGATGTCATCGTGATGCAGATACAGGCACCGGTCGCCAATCATGCCGGTATTCTGCTGGATGATAATATGCTGCTTCATCATTTGTACGGACACCTGAGCCAGCGGGTACCGTATGGCGGTTATTGGCGCGACCGCACAGTGATGATTCTGCGGAAACCATAAACTGTGATTCAATTCACTTTGATATGTAAGGAAAACTAATTAACATATGTGTTCTATTTACAATTAAAAGTGATTATTTTAATGAAGAAAATTTTAGTATTACTTGCTGCTGTATTTGTTCTTTCAGGATGTCAGTCTTTACCTCCGCTTAACTTTGCTATTCAGGATGTTGAGCCGTCAAAGAATAAAATTGATGGTGAACTTAAATCGGTATCTGTCTCTTTGGCGTCACCAGAAGAAAAAAAAGGAGATATAGAGGCAGGGATGGAAGCAGTACCTATGCTTTGGAAAAGTGCGCTTGATGACGCTTTAGCAAGAAACGTAATTTTTAAAGATGACTCAACCAGAAAATTGAGTCTGTCTGTGAAAGTTCTGGCTATTAACAGTCCATCGTTTGGCGCAGAAATGAAAACTGTATCAATAGCAAGATATCAATTAACTGACAGAACTAACGGTAAAGTTGTATACAGCAAAGAAATAACAGCAGAAGGTGTCGTTCCATTTAGTTATGCATTTGCCGGAATAGTTCGTGCAAGAGAATCGATAAATCGGTCAGTTCAAAATAATATTTCAGAATTTTTGCAGGAATTAGATCATATCGATATAAATAAGCCTTATTTTGGCATGTGATTTAGTAAATCAATTCAGTAATTACATATTTTAAGCCGCTTCAGCGGCTTTTTTTACGGGTGAAATATGTCACAGGAAATCATGGTGAAAATTGTACTCGGTGGTGTGCTGGGTAAAACCTTTGGCAAAACACATCAGCGCCTGGTCAGCACAACCTCGGAAGCGGTCCGTGCATTGTGCTGTACTATCCCGGGCTTTGAACGTTACTTGAATACCAGTAAATCCCGCGGCTTAACTTATGCGGTATTTCGCGGGAAAAAGAATATCGGGGTGGATGACCTCGGTTTTCCGGTGACGGATGATGTTATCCGGATTGTGCCTGTTGTGATCGGCAGCAAACGCGGGGGATTACTGCAGGTTATTTTCGGTGCGGTAATGGTAGCAGCTGCATTCTGGACAGGCGGTGCGTCAGTAGCGGCATGGGGAGCGATGCATACCGGGCTGGCCATGACCGGCGTATCCATGATGCTGGGCGGTATTATCCAGATGTTGTCCCCGCAGCCGGGAGGTCTTGCCATGAAAGACCAGGGCGAAAATAAACCGTCCTATGCGTTCGGTGCCCCAACGAACACTGTTTCTCAGGGCTACCCGGTACCGATCGGCTACGGTAAGCGCCGCATCGGCGGGGCCGTTATCTCAGCCGGAATTTACGTCGAAGATCAGCAGTAACCCTTTCTCAGTTATTCAGCAGGAACCCCACAATGACACAAATCACAGGCCGTAAAGGTGGCGGCGGCAGCCCGCGCACGCCCGTCGAACAGCCGGACGATTTACAGTCCGTTGCCAAAGCCAAATTGCTGATCGCCCTCGGTGAGGGGGAATTTGCTGGTGAGCTGACCGGGAAGAATATCTTTCTGGATGGTACGCCGCTGCTGAACGCTGACGGGTCGGAAAACTTTCCCGGTGTGGTGTGGGAATACCGCCCCGGCACCCAGGCACAAACCTATATTCAGGGGATGCCGGCGGCGGAGAATGAAATCACTGTTGGGACTACCGTGCAGAGCAGTACACCGTGGGCGCACGCATTCACCAACCCGCAATTATCCGCTGTCCGCGTCCGCCTGAAATGGCCGTCCCTGTTCCGCCAGGAGGATAACGGGGACATGGTCGGTAACGAGGTGAAATACGTCATTGATTTACAGACCGACGGCGGCAGCTGGAAAACCGTTGTGGACGGCCGGGTTAAGGGGAAAACTACCTCAGGTTATGAGCGCACCCATCGTATTGATCTTCCACAGTCGGCCACATCGTGGACACTGCGGGTGCGGAAAATCACTGAAGATGCCAACAGTGCCAAAATCGGTGACACCCTGGTGCTGCAGAGTTACACCGAGGTGATTGACGCCAAACTGAGGTATCCGCATACCGCGCTGCTGTATATCGAGTTTGACTCAAAACAGTTTAACGGCTCTATCCCGCAGGTCACCTGTGAGCCGAAGATGCGTATTATCCGTGTACCGTCAAACTATGACCCGGAGCACCGGACGTACTCCGGCACCTGGGATGGTTCGTTTAAATGGGCATGGACCAATAACCCCGCCTGGATATTTTACGATATTGTGGTTTCCGATCGCTTCGGCCTCGGCGACCGCATCAAAATGCAGAATATCGATAAATGGGAACTGTACCGTGTTGCGCAGTATTGTGACCAGCCGGTACCTGACGGTAAGGGCGGTAGCGGTACTGAGCCGCGCTATATCTGTGATGTGTATGTGCAGGATCGTAATGAAGCCTATACCGTGCTGCGTGACTTTGCGGCTATCTTCCGGGGCATGACCTACTGGGGCGGAAACCAGATTATCACCCTGGCGGATATGCCGCGTGACATTGATTACAGCTACACGAAAGCCAACGTACTCGACGGGAAGTTCACCTATTCCGGCAGCAGCAGTAAGGCCCGCTATTCCTCCGCGCTGGTGTCGTACTCAGATCCGCTGAACGGTTATGCCGATGCCATGGAGCCGGTATTTGAAAATGAACTGGTTTACCGGTTCGGCTTTAATCAGCTGGAAATGACGGCAATCGGCTGTACCCGGCAGTCAGAAGCCAACCGCAAAGGCCGCTGGGGGATACTCACCAACAACAAAGACCGGGTAGTGACATTCAGTGTGGGGCTGGACGGTAATATCCCGCAGCCGGGGTACATCATTGCAGTGGCGGATGAAAACCTGTCCGGGAAAGTCACCGGCGGCCGCGTCAGGGCTGTGAATGGCCGGAGTATCACACTCGACCGCAAACCGGATGCCGCGCCGGGTGACCGGCTGATGCTGAACCTGCCGTCCGGTAAATCACAGGCCCGCACCATCCAGATGGTCACGGATAACGTTATAACCGTTACCACGGAATACAGCGAAACGCCGGAACCGGAATGTGTCTGGGTAACGGAATCAGATGAGCTGTACGCCCATCAGTACCGGGTGGTGAGCGTGACTGAGAATGATGACGGCACGTTCACGACATCGGCGGCCATGCATGACCCGGACAAATACGACCGGATAGATACCGGCGCGGTACTCGATGAACGGCCAATCAGTGTTATTCCGCCTGGTAACCAGATCCCGCCGAAAGATATCACCATCAGCTCTTATTCTGTTGTTAACCAGGGGATCAGCATTGAAACTATGCAGGTTACCTGGTCACCGGCGGAGAACGCGATTGCTTATGAGGCGCAGTGGCGGCGTGATGACGGTAACTGGATCAATGTTCCGCGCAATGCCACCACTTCGTTTGACGTGCCCGGGGTCTATTCAGGCCGCTATCTGGTGCGGGTCAGGGCGATTAACGCGGCGGAAATCTCCAGCGGCTGGGGATATTCAGAGGAAACCCGGCTGACCGGCAAGGTGGGTGATCCGCCGATGCCACTGAACTTCCGTGCGTCCACACTGGTATTCGGGATCAAACTGAACTGGGAGTTCGGGAAATTCACGGAAGACACCCTGAAAACCGAAATTCAGTACAGCAAAACCAATGACGGGCAGAACCTGTTGCTGCTGGCTGATGTGCCGTACCCGTCCCGCTCTCACGAACTGGCCGGTCTGGCCGCCGGTACCGCGTTTTATTTCCGCGCCCGGCTGGTGGATAAAACCGGTAACCAGTCCCCCTGGACTGAGTTTGTGCGCGGTGTGGCCGAGTTCGATGCATCGAACATTATTGATGAAGTGGCCGCCGGGCTGGGCGACTCTCAAATTATCAAAGACCTGCGGTCGCAGGCGGATGACAACTTCGAAGCCATCATCAACAACGTCAACAACGCATACGGCCAGTGGGGCTACTGGCAGCGCGAAAACGGCGCGATGAAAGCAGAAATTATCGAAGTCCGCAACTACACAGTCACGGAAACGAAGGCACTTGCAGAGAAACTGGACGCGGTTAAGGTGACTGCAGACGACGGTTTCGCCATGGCACAAAACTCCATTCGCGCGCAGTGGGACATGGCCGCCGATGAAGCATCCGTTGTTCACGATATGAAAGTCCGGATCCGTTATAACGGTGAGGATTATTCCGCCGGTATGGTGATCGGGGCTGAGCTGAAAGGCGGTCAGGTGAACACGCTTATCGGGTTTAACGCGCAGCAGTTTGCGTTTTATAATCCGGTGAAAAAATCGATGGATCTGTTCATGTACATGAAGGACGGACAGGTTTTTATGCGTGAGGCGTTCATTAATCAGGCATGGCTCAACAGTGTGGTTGTCACTGACAAAATGCAGTCGGAGAACTATGTGCCGGGTAAACAGGGTTTTATTCTGGATGCAAAGGCTAATAAATTTGAGTTCTTTGACGGAACAACAACAAACGGTACCGGTATTACAGCTGGCGGTATTAAAGTGTATGACAATAACCGGCTGACGGTCATTATTGGTGATATATCGGGGTATTAATATGGCTCACGGGATTATTGTATATGATGAGCGTGGTAATAAAATATTAGATTCCGGTAAAAGACTCGGTCGATTCGTCGGCTGGCATGATATTAATCCTGCACCGGTAGGTCAGTTTAAATACAGCTGGGATCACCGGAATCTGCTCCCTATGGGGGAGATTTTTGTCTGGGTTAATCCGAGCTTTTGGTTCAATCATAACGGCTGGTGCGATTGCTGGGTTGAAAATGGCGTTATTATTTTTGAGGGTAATTTAAGGCGAAACGACGAACAGAGAGCCAGGGAAACTTATATGCGTATATTATATGGTGTAAAATCATGAAACACGGTTTTATATGTTTTGGTGACACCGGCCGGATGCAAATTGACGGTACTAATATAGCGTTAGGGTTAATCAGAAAGCAGTCGTTTCATTGTCCGAAAGTGCAGGATGCCGGACAGGGAACCATCAAAGAGGTTTATTTTCCGGCCAGAGTTCATCCGAACACACAAATGATCGCAGCCAGAGCATCATTCTGGGTCAGAATAGGCGGTCAGGCGTTTGACAATACGAATAACAATGCTTTTGTCTCAATGCCTTTCCGCGACGGTCCCGGCGGAAATATAGAAATCTGGGAGTTTGGCAACGCTCCTGTTAAGGTGCGTAATCAAAGAACGGGAATAGTTGTGATAAACCCGGTAACCAATCAGGTGGTATATAATACTAACTGGGGCGTTGCAAATATACGGCATGTTCAGAGGCTTAAACTATGGCCTGATACAATGTGGTCTATGACAATGCCTAATAATGGTAATAACTGTGCAGTTGTATTTGGCGGTGGTGCTCAGAAAAGAACAAATTATGATGAATATATGGAATTCGAGTCTTATTTCTGGCGAATGAACGGTTCTAAACTGGAAGTACGTCTGTTGGTTGATACGTATTCCAGACCGCATGCGTCACAATCTTTTGAATCATGTGATATACCGCTATATATAATGATAATAGATACAACGGGGATATAAGAATGAATATATCAAAATTAATCACATTAGCTGCAATAACCACGCTGACAGCCTGCAGCCATAACGTATACACCAAACCA